GATCACTTGACGCTGGAACGGCATCGAATGCTTCACAAAATTTTGCCAGTGCGTTTGAATATGGCATAGGTTTACTCAATTCCGCTACCCTCACAGATTTCTTTCACAACAGCAACATCCTCTTTGTTTGATTTAAAATGTTTGACCCAGAATGGAATATCTAGTGCCTTGTCGATAAGTTCTAATTGTTCATCGTTAAAATTTTCAAGCATCTTTTTGCCGCTTGTGCAATTTAACATGACCCATGCGGAGATCTTGCCATTCTTAATGTCGTGTACTGCTCGATTAAAGTTAACATAGTTGAAATAGTGGTTCCATTGAGCACCACTTGAGTCACTCCACTCAATCATTGTTGTGATAGTGCGCTGACATGCGGCTTCAACTGGTTCTATCTTCAACATCTCATAAAGATACGTATCATATAGTTCATCTCTGCACCAGTGATCAAGTTTAATGTCGCTTTTAATCACAAAATCTATGAATTTTTCAGGATACAATGGAGCCACGTTGTTTAAGAAACTACCAAACTTTACAAAGGCGTTGTAGTATGCACTCTTGCAAAATTCATCGTAAGTTTTCTGTTTCTTAGCGCCTTGTCTAATTTTATAAAATTGATTAAAGGCATAAAATCCACTCTGAACACGTTTTTCATCCTTCTGCATTGCCCTACGCTTAGGCTCGCACATGTGAGCAAACAAGGTCTTCTCTTTCATGAAGGCCTTGCCACAATGTGTGCAATTAAAAGGTTGTTCAGCCAATTGAATCATTCTGCAGGTTCGTATGTTGCTTCAAAAATATCTGGTTTACAGGCGTAAAATTCACCTTGTACACCTTTGATGATCCAGTCACCTTCTGTAGCAATGTGTTTAACTGTTAAGTGGACACCATCTTCCAATGTTCCTAGCTCTGCTTCACCTTTAGCAGTAGGATGACGTTGCTTACTGAACTTACCCAATGCACTACCACAGAACAGCTGAAGCTCATAGATACCACGTTCGCTATACTCAAATTGAATTGCTTCAATCACTACTGGTTTCTTTCTAAATCTCATTCGTATTCCTTTCGTTGCTTCTTATCAAAGCCCATCTTATCAAACAGTTCTTCTTTATCGGCCTTGGTCATCATCTTAGCCCATGCCTTGATGTCACTGAGCTTCATTGCAGGGTTTAGTTCTGCTAACAGCTTTTCAATTTTAACTGCTTTTTCTTTTGTGCCTGCTTTGAGATAGGGATGGTATGTCTTAACACCTGCACCACAACCTGCAAACAGTTTCCACAGCAATTCTTTATGATTCTTGCTTAGAACCCAGTGATGTTTGTTTACAAGTTCGTTAGTTCTTTCTAAGAACCATTCTTGTAATTCAGTATCACCTTGTACATTGGAACTGTACCTCATTAAAATAAATGGACTGAACTCTTTCTTTTCTTCAGGCGTAAGTTTGCTGTAGAAATCATAGTCTCTCATGTCTATAGCGTTTAATTCTCTTTTGATGTCAAGCATCTTTTTCCTTGCTTAGGTGATATATTATTTTAACACGTTCTAAGGCCGCTTGTAAAGTGGGATTGGTTTTTGCCATTCGACGAATTTCACCCCACAGTTGATCTTCCATAATGTGATCGTGTAACGGACGACCGTCTTTAGTACGTGGATCAAAATTAGGTTGGGTAGGATCATAATTCCAACCTATTGCTTGCCTTGTACTAGGATCAGTACCAAACTCTCGAGCATAGGTCACTCCGTTCGCTCGTTCATAAATGTACTTTGCACCTGGTTTAAGACTGCCCATATTACCAACATTTAGTATAGTCTACGATTTCGCTTTGGCGACTGACTTCTTTGACAAAGAACGCACACATAGGTTCATCGCCACCAGTAAGTGGTGTTGTTAGGAGTTGGCCAGGTTTCATCTTTGGAAAGTACCACTTAACGTCTTGGTAGACATTAATAATATCAACATCGTGAAATTCTGGACGGAAGCTGGTTAATGGATTGAAACAAAATGTTCTAAATCCTCTATCATTTAAGCTGGTTAACGGCAAGACTTCCATTTCCGGACCCTCTGGGTCGCCTACAATAGTACACCAATCTAGAGGCATAGTCACTTGGTATGGACCGACTTGCAATACTGCGGCGGGACCAGTAAATGACTCTAAAAAAATCAAAGGAAGGAAAAAATAATCAGGATTTTGAGGATCACTATTATCTAAAACTGAGTAGCGAAAGTCTTCGTCTATCTCTTCTGGTAGGTCATTCAAGTAGAATGTTTTATTATCTAATGTTAATATTTGCATGTTATTATGTTTTTACCTTTTCAATTGAAAAAGGATATTTGGCTTCCTTATAAAATTTCTTACGCTCTGTTAAGTGTCTTTTGGCGTATTTCGTGTTGGCAGTGATGTCCCATATTTGTACGAAGTCTTTATCTTCTGCTTTGCGAATACCTCGTCCAATACTTTGTATAACTCTAACAAAGCTCTTTCCGGCTTCCAAAAGAACCAAATTAAAAATACGAGGGATATTAATACCCACAGCGGCCACACCATAAGTCGCCACAATAATCTTGTCATCATTAGTTGCCACTTCACGATATTGTTCCTTGCGTTTTGTTGATTTTATTTTACCACTGATAAAAACCGCTTCAGGAATCTCGTTAATGATAAACTCGCCTGTTTCGATCCTATCTACTAATACCAAGGTGTTGCCAGTATCCGCAATTCCCTTGACTAACTTACTAACCCATTCCATTCTTGTGCTATCTGTTACAAGATATTTTAATTCTTCGGGATAAGTTTGGAATTCTCTCCATTCTTGGGTTTGAATTACGTTTACGTGACAGGTACTTAGGATACCTTTTTCTTGTAATTCATGTGCAGTAACATATCCAACAACTTGTCCAAGGCTACATTTAATACTTTCAAACTCAAGCGGATCTTTAGGAACAGTACCTGTAAGTCCCCAACGGATAGGAGCATTACGTAGGTTTTGTGTCAATAAATTCTTTAATACTTCTGCTTTGGCTTGGTGAACTTCGTCAACAATAATACAGCTAACACCCTCAAGGAATTCGGCCAATGTAATAAGATCTGCTTGACCGTTTTTAGTTTTTTTATCAAGAATGTTTAGACTTTGCCAAGTACAAATAGTATGAGTCTTGCCTAGATCTTTACGGTCACCATAATAGACTCCGACATCCAGCCCAACGTTGACATAATCTTCTTCAGTTTGCTCAACAAGACTTTTGTTTGGTACAATGACTAAACTTCGTCCATATTTTTCACAAATCTTACTTAGGGTAGCAGTCATAATAGTCTTACCTGCACCTGTTGCTACAGACTGTAATGCCTGTGGATTTTCTAAGAATGTATTAACTACTTCGACTTGGTCGTCACGTAGCCTAATCGGCTCGCCCGCAAACCTATGTCCTTCTGGCCAACACATATCTCCCCAAAAGTCTTCTTTGATTTTTTCAAATTCTAATACAGGACTAACTCGTTCGTCTTCTACTTCAATGTAATACCCTTGACTTTCTAAGTATGGCAATATTTGATCAAGCATACTGACATAGGTAGTACCGCCGAGACCAAAGAAAGAGGTACACCCGTCCCATCGACCTAGTTTGTATGCAGGTTGATAACGTGCGGCCTGATTAAAATACTTGAATTTCTTAACTAATTCTTTTCTAGTATCTAAATCTAAATTCTCAAATTTTACGTTGACTTCATCTTTGATAGTCAATTTTGCGGTAGACAAATAGTTGCTCCTTGGGGCTTCTTATCATTATAATACACTATATTGGCAGGCGATGTCAAGAGAATATTCATACTAAAATGCATATTGTTATAGTAGCCCAAGTTGACAACAGTATTAAACACAATACCAGATTTAACCAACGGCTTAGGGATTTTAGTACTAACAAATACAATTTTAGTAGTTTCGTGGACGTTGTTGTTTAACTCATTTTCTTTAACATACGCATTAAACCCACCGTTATCTTGATTTGGTGTCCTAAACATAACAGCAATGTCTTTGTTTTCAATTCCAATAGACGACGCATATCTATGCCATGCTTCAGTATGTTTGATTTCACTTCCCCCTGGAATGACTATCAAAGTCGGCCCGCCAAATAACAACAGGTCTTTAAAATTTTCTAGCCCGTATGCTCTACTATCAATATATACTATTCCAGTTGCGTTCAATAATGCCGTGGTAACTGGAGAACATTCGATTTTTCTTAGATCGGCGTCGATCGATTCGTCCCAGATACTTACACCATAATTTTTTGCATGGTACAAGAATTCTATAACATTACCAGTGTCTAATAGCGGAATTTTATTCGATGCATTTTTGAATAAAAAACCAGAATCGGCTTTGACTGCGGTAATTGCATATTCATTTGCATTGTCGATTATTCCGTTGATAGTATTATACCATTCAAGGAATGTAGCATCTGCTGTAAAATTCTTAGATAGCAAGTTTGACCCTAACCATAGTACAGTTTCTTCTCGCAGGCTGAATGCCCAAACTTTATCGTCGTGATTCCATGCACCAATATAAGATTTAGCAGTTGACGATGTGTAGATATTCTCGGGCTGAACTGCGGTTTCGGATACAAACTTTTGTATGTCTTTTATTAGTTCTTCGTCGTAAGGAAACTTTACCTGTATAGTACCATTGCGCACAGCAATAGTCTTTTCAATATGAAGTTTTCTAAACGGATGAGCGAAAACAGGGTTGTCTAGATCAATCTTAGTTTTAAAATATACTTCTAACGGAACTTGATACTTCTTTAGAAGTCTAATAGATAATACAGCCTGCTTTTCGGTAAGGGTATTTCCCATAGACAGTTGAGTAGCCAATGACTCAACAAAATTCTTTTCCCAACCGGGCGATACGAGCTCAGGTTCGAATATAAACGTGTCGCCACACGCTAGACGTTGTATTAGTGTTTCGACAAACATTAGATATGCACATCTTCCATTCCGGCTGTTCTAAGTTTGATAATGTTAGAAACTTGCCATTGTTTAATATCAAGGCCCTTAATAATTCCCAACCATTGATTACGCAACAATGCAAATTCGTTGATAATCTTTTCTAGGTCAACTACGTCGGCCTCACCGTCAACATACTTTTCGCAGTCTCTGCTACTTAAAGCTCGTTGATAATTTTCGAGATACTTCTTAAACGCCTTTGATCTAGTGCGTCTAAGTTCTATGTTAAGATATTCCAACACAGCTTCAATTTCTTGAAGCTGGTTGAAACGTTGTTCAACGATACCAGGAAGTGCGGCGCTGGATTTCTCAAGATTTCCATATACCTTAACTTCCTTCCTGGCCTCGTCTAATTGAGAATAAAAATACTCAATACAATCGGGCAAGTGAGAAATATCTCGACTAACCTTACTGTACCACATTAATATTCCTCGTCTTCGTAGCCCATATTATCTTCGTCATATGGCTCGTCATCATCCACACCTTCTTCTTCGACTACTAATTTAATAGCGTCATCTAGGTGGGGATCGTAACCACTAAAACCTGATAATGTGTCAGCACTAATATCGTTACCTAGCAAGAAATCAACATATTGATTTGCGGCCATTTCACGATTCTTTTCTGGAATGTATTCTCGGAATATATCCCAAAGGGTAATAATTAGATTCTCATCCATTATGCTTCTTCTTCCTCAGTAGTAATATCTGTTGTAGTTAAAGATTCTGCCGCCTTGGCATCCCACTCGTTCATGATAACGTGTAGTTTTTCTTCAGTCCAATTCTTACGGAACTCTGCAACAATTTCACCAGTTTCTTTACTGGTGTATGCTAATTTATTCCCGACCTTAGATAACACACCCATTTTCTCGAACATATCAACTAAACCGCTTGTTGGAGCCATACCAGTTGAATACGGAATCTCAACTTGTACACTTTCGAAAGGTTTAGCATAACGTGTTTTCATGATCTTACAGGCGGCACGGATACCAAGCACGTCTGTCACTTTGTTGCCATCTGCATCAGTTTTCAGTTTCAATTTCTTCATAGCAACTACAATAGAACTTGCGTAAACGAAACCTTGACCACCACTGATCTTGTCATCTGGATCAAACATGTCTTGACTTGCGTATGTATGGTTAGTACATACCATGCCAACATTATAACTACCAAACATGTTTACACAATTACGAACAAGTGATGTAAGTGCTTTAGGCTTACGGCCCATATCACCTTTCATTTCACCTGCTTCGAACTGATTAACGTCTGTTGGAGTCAGCAACATGCCCAAAGAGTCAATTACAAACAATACTTTTGGACGTTCTTCCAAGGGCATTACCTTGTACTCTTTCATGAACTCTGAGATAGTTTTAGCCACATCATCGATCATGGCCATGTTAAGTTTCAGCAACTTTTCTTCTGAAATGTCAACACCAAGATCCAATAACCACTGCTTGTCAAGAGCATTCTCTGAGTCAACTAGGACTACAAAGATACCTTGTTCTTGAGCGGCACGGATGATGTTGCCAGAACAGATGTACGACTTGCCTGCACCTGATTCGCCAGCAAAAACTGTTACTTTTCCCAAAGGGACTCCCTTGAAGAAGTCCCCTGAGATAAGATAGTTAAGGGCGTAGTTTCCGGTTGAAATCCAATCGGATGGGTCGTTAAACCCAATTCCTAGTCCATCAATAGATTTAGTGATAGACTTACGGAACTTCGAAATATCGAAGGCTTTTCCCATAGTCTATCTCCTTATGCTTTTTGACGGTTACGGATCATTGCAAGAATGTCTTGGGCTCTTGCACTTGCTTCACTGCCATTCGACGCTGGTGTAGCTTTCTCTGCCACAGGAGCCTCTTCAGCAACTTTAACTGCGGGTGCTGATTCCGCACTCTCAAAAGGGACTTCATCTTCGTCCACCGGTTTAGATGCCGCTGGTGTTGCACGTGGTGCTGAACCAGTTGCTTGACCGCTACCGCCCATGCCTGCTGGTTTGAAGTATTGGCCCCAACGTTCCATGTCAAATGCTTCACCGTCAACTGACGCTTCAAACATTTCTTTCATGACCTTGAGTTCAACTTCACCTGGCTTTTTAGGTAGGAAGTCTTTGAGATTGAACAAACCGTGCTCTTTAATAGCCGCTTGTTCTGCATCATCTAATGCACGTTCACGACGAGCATACTTAGATGTGCTGTAGTCAGCGTAACCACCTTTTGATGTCTTAGTGATTTTAAAGTCAACACCACGTAGGATGTCTGTTGGCAAGTCTTCCATATCTGGATCCATCAGGGCCGCTTTAACGATGTTAAAGATTTGGCTACCGATAATGAATCTACGGATTGGATTCTCCGGAGTCTTATCTTCCTTTAGTGGGCTATCAACAACATAGCCTTGGAACAAGTATGAACGCTTCTTCCAATACTTACGACCCATATCTTCCAAACTCTTATCCTTGAACCAAGGACGAACCTCAGTAAGAATTGGACAGGTCTCACCCCACATTTCCATGCACGGTACTTGAACTGTAACTGGTTTTGAGTTTGTTTCTCCCTTGATACCTGCAAACGGCAATTTGATCATTGCACGTTCGATCCAGAAGAAGGTATTATCGCCATCTGCGTCCGGTAAGAAACGGATGACTGCTTCTGAATTTTCTGGGATATTCCAATGTGGGTAAATTGCGTTGTCGCCACCACCGGTCGATTGACCACTTGATTTTTGTTGCGCCGCTTGAAGTTTAGCGCGGATTTCTGCCAAAGATGCCATAATATATTTCTCCTTAATGTTATGCCTTTGTTTTGCCTGTTTCCTAAATGCAACTACATTTAAGAATCTGCATACGTTATATTGTACGCACTTTTATTTATCAAGTCAAGAGAAAAGGCAGAATATTTCTGCCTTTCTTGATCTCTTTTAAAAGAGTGGTTTAACCTTTATTTCTTTAGTCGACCGTCTTTTTCTGCTGACTTCAACATAGCCGCACGATCTGCATAGCTACCGCGCTTGACATCTTTAGCGGCTTTCTTCTCACCAGGAGTAGGATTTTTAACATGCTTTAACGGATCAAACGAATCTTTACCTTCGTCATACTTATTATACTTGTCACGGATTTTATCCAAGCTCTTTCCGTCTTTACCTGCTTTTGCTAATGCCTTCATTCCGTCTTTACCATACTTCATTATGCCTTTAGCCGCACGACTCATAGTCTTCTTTTCAGCTTCTGCCAATGGAGGAAGGCCGGCTAACCTGCGCATTGTTTCCATTTGCTTCTTAGCTTCGATCTTAGCCTGTAGGTGATGGACTAACTTTTCAGCAAGAGCTCCTGCTTCTGGGCCGTGTTCTTTTGCAATCTGAATACCAACTGCTGTAGCACCTAATGGGCATCCGCCTGTTTCGCGATCAATATGAGTCAATACCTTTTCAGCAATTTCTCTGATTGGCAAAACGCTATGCTGACTGCTTGGCATTGTGTTTTCTTCGTCTACGCCGCCGGTATCTACTCCGGGTTTAATAGAACCGCCCTTGGCTTGCATACGTAACTTTTGTAAGAAACTTGCATCATCATCTTCGTCATCACTGTCTTTTGGAGCAGTCATTGGAGGAGCTTCTTTGCGTAAACTTGGATCAATCGTTGGTCGAGTTGACTGGCCTGTTATACGATTCCATTCTGTTTCTGCAAACTCTGGATCCATGCCGTGTCCGACTAATAACGCATCAAAATCTTGTTGCAATTTCTCGTCAGGCTTGACTTCACCGTTTCTAATCTTGTCACGTAGTGCCTGTACCTTAGCATATATTTCTCTACCATTTGGGCCCAGGTCTTGATATGCACCTTCGTTCATGCCTAATTCTTTTTTACGTTTAGCAAGACCTGCTGAACCTGTAGGGCTTTTGGTTTTTTCATCTTCTAAATCTTTAGTAGATACTTTCCAATCATCGCCGCCTTTCTTTTTACGTAGGTAAGCAGGAACGTCACTCTTGTTTGGACCTTCTACAATTTCATTGGCCCAATCTTCAAATGCTTCTAGTCCTTCTTTAGGATGATCGTGATCATCACATGCACATTCGTCTGATGGACGATCACATGCATCGCAATATTCTTCTTCTTTGTCTTCGCCCACGTAGTCTGCTAAGTCTAGGTCACCTGCTTCCTGCATGATGCTGTACAACAACGGAAAGTATTGTGTTAGGTCTTCTTTAAAACTGCTTACTGTAAATTTAGATTTATAATCTTCAAATGTTGTTGGATCTAATTCTGCCTGTTCTGCAAGATCTAGATTTTCTAAACTTTCTCTCCACTCTGCGTAGTAAGTCTGCTTAGATAAGTTTTCGATAGTTGATCTTAATTCCGATAGTTTTCCACTTGCGCGGTCGACGATCCCTAATGCTTCCTGCGTTAGTTGTTCTGAGTTACCAACTTGACGTTTGAATGTACTCAATGCACGAATCTGTTCGCTCATTTTGATAATTGATTGACCTGCTTCATCATATGTAGCACCACCGTTCGATACGTGACGTTGCATGGCTTTTGCACCTGCCATATGAACGAACGGATACTTAAAACGCTCACCCGCTTCGTTTTGGATGAAGATAGCATTGATATTATTGCTACGGCTTCGAGCGCCTCGATCTTCTCCGACTTTGTTATTGTGGCGAATAATTAGTAAGGTCTTGTCTAGTGGGCGATAACTGCTCTTTGAGCTACCGTACATTGTTGATTCTGTCATGTTGTCTTCCTTGGGTCCGTTTTGTGCAAGATACTGAAAATCATTTTTTTCTAAATTGCCCTTGGTGATATCTCTTGGATCAAAACGTAGTAATCTACGCATTGCGAATTGTCTCATTTCTTTTAAGAAATCAAACCAAAATTGTTGGGTAACAGGGTCGCGCTCTTCTACGATTCCTTGGCTGTAAAATAATTTTAAATTACCTAAGTCGTTAATACTAACGCTTATACGTCCTAGGTTACTTCCTTCTACAACAAAGTCAAAGTCAAAAAATCGTGCTTCTGTAGGGTCGACTGTAACTGCACCGCTTTCATCGCCCATTTGTAGGTTAGAAAAGCGACTGCGTACTTTGTCAAATAAATCCTGTGAAATTAGTTCTATAGCATTCATGTGTGTATTTATTAAAAACTGGTACTTACGTATATCGGCAACGGAAGCTCCATCTCGTTGTTTACGTAGTCATGCATAGTATCATATACCGCAGGATCCCAGTCTTGTAACTGCATAATCATGCGTAAATTTACCAGCATAGATGCTACTAGATCGTCTGGCTCTTCGTTTTTACCTGCAAAACTCGTGCCTGTAGCAATATACGTTTTCAGCTGACTGATAAACGCCTGTGAGTTTATGGTCATCTTTTTAGTTTCGATTAAGTGTTTTAGTTTGGCGCAAGTTGCAATTTTAGCTTTTTCTGTAGTATTGTATCCCTTGCGATATCTACGAGTATTACCCTTCTTAATAGGCTCACTCATGAACATGCCTGGAAATGTTTCCTCACCTAATTCGTTAATAGCCACCAATGCACCCTCACCTAACGTATTATTTTCAACAGAATAATATATAGTACTTTGAACACCTTTTTCTATACACGCATCATCGATAAATCTACACATGTCTCGTAGTATTTTGACTTGGCTTTGTACAGGAGTAAGATTGTGATGCCACTCTCCTACTTGTATTAAACTAGGTAGTTCTGTAACTTCAATGGCCGCATAGTTTCCACCGGTGCCTAGTGCAGGATCTAAACTTAGGATATATGTAGATTTGGGATCAATCTTTTTATACCAACGTGCCTGCCCCATTTTTGTAGTTGGCTCATTTCCTGTCATAGTCGCTAGGTGAATACTGTTGATTAGTGTTTCATCATAAACTAAGAATTCGCAACCATACTCACGACGGAAACGTTCTTCGCCAATACGGCCTCGTTCTACATCTGCCCAAGCTTCATCTCGATCTGGGTGGTCTGACCAGTGGCTTGTGTATGCATGGAAACCGTTAACACCTAGATTATCTGCTTTTTGGTTTCCAAATTCATCTTCGGTTTTAATAGCACCAAACCATATTTCAGCAAATTGATCTTCGTCTGAGTTAGGAGTTGATGTGATAATTGCTTTACCGCCAGTTGCCAGCGTAGGAGATATTGAAGTCCAGAATTCTTTACCGATATTGTCAGGAACGAAGGCAAACTCATCGCAGTATAGTAATGATATAGACATACCACGACCCGTGTTTTCTGTTGTTGTCTGTGCTACGATACGTGAGTCATTGTCAAACTCAATTGACTGTTTATTATAACTTTTAACTCCGCATCGAATATGATTAGGGCAAGTTTCGTATGCATAACGTAATCGTTGCATAATTTCTTGTGCGCCTGTATATTTGTGTGCGGCAATAAGAATAGTAACGTTTGGATTAAACATTGCATACCAAAGCAAGTAACCAACTGCTGTGGTTGTTTTTCCACTTTGTCGTGGTAGCATGTTTACATTAAATCTGTACTCATGCAGACTGTCTACAAGACGATCTTGGTACTCGTAAGCTTCGTATTGTATTTGTCCTCGAGTCGGATGCTGAATATAGAAGAAGTTTTTAAGAAAATATTTGTGACCGGTGTCGAGATCTGAACACAACCGCAAATCAACAATATCCTGCTCTGAATATTTCAAAGTCTTATTTGCTGTTTTGATTAGGTTGTTACTATTGGATAAACTCATACGTTTATTTACTGAAAAAAATAGGCTCCGAAGAGCCTATTTGGTAGGTTGCTATTTTTAGATATTCTTAATAAAGCCTTGATATTCTTGGAATAGTTTCTGTGTCATGTCTAATAAATTATCTTCTTTTTCTGCTGGAACATATTGCTGTTCTAAACTTTCTGGTAAGTTGTTATTGGCCGGAGTAGATGAGTAGTCGAATTTACGTATTTTGTTAATGATGTTTGCAAAATCGTTCGGATTGTAGTCTCTAGTTTTTTCTTGTGGGCTGTTATCAAATTGACGCAGGCTTTCAGCATGGTGTTGCCAGTCATCACTATCGTCGCTCGGTGGTGTTGGTTGTTCCGCTTCTTTATTATCAGGCGCATCTAAATTTGTTCCGTTTTCGTCCGGTGTGAACCCTGGTCCACTTATATTAAAATTGCTTTTGCTATCGGGAGTTTCCAGCTCGGCAAATGACCCGGGCGCTGATTCGTTTTTTTCGTCGTTTGGATCACTAAGATCAACATTGCCGTCTGCATCTCTCGGAGCATTAGCCATGTCGTCGTCACTTAAGCCGAGATCAATTGCATCAGTATCTCCCAACTGGTCAGCCATGTCCTGGACTTCGTCAGCCATTTTGCTAACATCCTTTGTCTGACCTCCTGCTGGGCCTGCCGTTCCCATTGTAGCACCTGTTTGACCTTGATCAATACTGGTAATAGCATCAATAGCAGATCTCATGTCGGCATTAGAATCTTGTCCAGGTTCACCAGTTAATGGAGCGCCTGTATCTTTAGGATTGATGTCTGTTGGACCAACTTCTTTCATGCCTGCTAGGTTTAGAATGTCACGCAACATTGTGCTGACTTCGCTTCCGTTAGCGGCCGAAGCATTGATGCTAAAACTTGCAGGAATCGATGGAGCCATTGCAGGTGCCGCCATTGGCATACCAGCTTCAGCTGTGATAGATTCTGTAATGACCGCAACCGTTGGATCATTGGCCATTTGAACCATTGGCTTTGGTGAGTTAGCCTCATCTAATTCGGCTAATTTCTTTAGTACGTCGATCATTTGCATGTTATTTCTTCCTTGGATCATAGTCCGTTTCTTGGATTGGACTTGTTTTATTTTGAGGAACGCTGTTACTTGTTTTTCCGTCTGCTGAACTTGGAATAACTTCTCCTCTTTCTTTTCGCATGGCCTTAAGGTCATCGTTTAATGTCTTTACAAGACTTGTGTTGTATTCAGTGCCATAATATGACTTGGTGTCTATTTTTGCCACTTCTGTGTAATCTGGATCTTGTAGTAATGCGCCTGTGCGCTTGTCTTGTGGTGCTTGGTATGCTTCAGTTGGTTCACCTGGCTTGCGGACTACAACGTAGTCGGGTCCTTTTTCAATTCCAGCTGAAATGTATTCGTGTAGTTCGTAGGATGTAGTTGGATACTCTAACGCAACTTCGTATACAGTAACTTGTGAGTTACGAATCTTTGGAAAATCTAGCGGTAAATCCTGGATTGGTGATGTGCCTGTTTTTTTGAAACTTGATACAACAAAGCGTTCTAGCATTTGTTTTAATTTATCCTCACCGGCAAAATCTCCAGCGATCTTAATTTTAAAATCGTAGAGTTTTTTACTTTCGCTAAGGTATTCTTTAAATGTTTTCATAGTTTATTCCTACCCTTTATTTATCCATGTTTTTAAGTTTTGCTATGAGACTGTTACGATCTGCGATCACATAACCTTCACCTGCAACCACGCCATTTCCGTCATTAGGGTTATCTTTTTTGTCAATTGCCAGCTTTTTAAGCTGTAATTCGACCATTTTTAGCTTCTTATCAATCTTCGCTGACTTAGCTGTAATAGCGGCATTGAGCATATTACCTGCAACTTCAAACATTCGGGTACTGTATCGTGCTTCTACATTCATACCTAAATCATATATATCATCAAAGGCTTCTTCTGCTTTCTTAGCCAGCGCATCCAGCTCACTATCGCTAATATCACCTAGACCTTTAACTTGTGGAAGGGCCGCACTAATTTTGTCAAATTCTTCTAGCGTAGCTTGTAAATTCACATGTGCGGGGGGACTTGATACTGGCGGCAATTCTACAGGCTTTTCATCTGCAGAATTGATGTTTAATAGTTCTTCAAGTTTCTTAGTCATAACATTACTTATTTTATTTCTTCCCAGTATGGAAAATATCGTTCTCGTTTAAAACCCTAAATTTCATACCTCTAGATTTGGCCCATTGTGTTGCTACCTGCCACTTGGCCTGATTCTTTACAAACTGTGCTTGGTTGTAGGGATTTTTACCAACTTTTTCGAGTATCTGTTGATTTGCTGGTTTTATTTCCCATAACTCAATATGCTTCTTTTCTTTCTTATCTTCAAACATCACAAGGAAGTCTGGAACATATACAGTTTGTTTACCAGTAAGAGGATCTCGATATGGAATTCTTACAGGTTCGCTGGCCCATTGTTGAATGGCCGGATTATTATCGCACATACGCATGACTGCCACTTCCCAACTGCTACGATAGATAGGCACAGTTGATCCTATGTATTTTTCAGGGTTTTTTAAATTGTATTGGCCTTTGGCAAATTTTAAACTCAAGATAGAATCTCTCTAGTAACTGACGGGGTAGTTTGATACGCCGCGCTTCTTCCTAAAAAACTGGTTTTAAATCTATTAAAGTTTAAAATCTCAGTTACCAGTGCATTTAATTGAGTACCGTCTAGACCTTTTATGTTTTCTATAACCTGCATAGGATTATATTGATCTATGTAGGCCTGATATAATATTGCGTAGGCGATAGTGTCTGATGCGATATCGCTGAAACCGTTACTTCCAAAAAAACCTTTTAGTGCGTCATAAGTTCCTGCATCAATAGGAATATTTGTTTTATAAAAATTATCGATAAGATTTTTAGTGGAGTTTGCACTGTCACCGTTTTTGTTAACTGTTGGAATATTAGTATATATTGGCATATTAATCGCTTATTCTCTTCTTGGCCGCATCTAACTCTAGTTGAGATGGTTGGTTGAGGTCTACTCCATTAAACAACGGAATTTTTTTATACCATGGGCGAGCATCAAGTTCTTTTTGTATCTGAATTTTTTCCTCAGGGGTGTACAATTCAACTGGGGTCCTGTTAAATGATTCTGTAAATTCTCGATACGATGTACGAAGTTCTGCTATCTGCCTTTCTACAAATGTCGGTGCCGGAGGTCCTACGGCATTATATTGTTTCATCGCATCAAGATTTGTTCTATCGTCATAATCATATACTGCATAGTTTCCGGTTTGATTGTCTATAATATTTTGAATATTGGTCTTGTTATCTCGAATTGTTTGCAGTTGTTTTTCATATTGATCTGGGGAAACATATCCCTGAGAGGCATACTGTTCTCTTAAAAGATTACCAGCCTGTGGTCCATCAGCGGCTGTTGCTTTTGCAACTGCGGCTTCTACATCAGCTTGTTGAGATTTTGCTTCGGCGATCTTTGATTGTAAGGCATTTTCTTGATACAATTGATTTTTAAATTCGTTCGCTGCCGCTGTAGGATTATCCAATTGCTCAAGATCAGCACCACTAAGAACAAGTTGGTTAGCTTCCAATTGCGGGCCGACGCTAAGCCCCGGGCCAGAAGTAGGAGATGGTTCACCTACCGCGCCTGCAACTGCTTCTGTTTTGTTTGGTACAAATTGTGCGCCATCTAACAGCGTTCCTACCTGTGGGCCAAACCCTAACGATTTACCTAACGATCCTAGGCCACCGCCTATGATGCCACCTAGAATGCCACTACCTGGGCCGCCGCCGGCGATAGCTCCTTTGATTGCACTATTTAAAATACTCTGTCCTTCTGCTCTTAATGATGCATCTGTAATATTTTTATAATTTCGTACTAGGTTAGATCCCTGGATACCTACAGTTAACAAAGATCCTAAAGAACTGATCGAATTACCGCTTAGTAGTTTATCAGTAGTCCCAAATAAATCCTGTGTGCCTTGTAGTAGTCCGCCAGGACCAAATAAAGTTGAATTACCGCCGCCGGCAATACTGAGAGGGCTTGGTGTTAGATCATAATGGAATGTTGCAAAACCTGTCGGGTTATCTCTTGCAACTCTTCCTTCACCGTAAAACACAGTTTCGTATCCTAACGTGCATTTGCTCTGCGCAAATTTTGATCCTTGAGATTGATCGAGTTGATCGTGTTCCCAATTTTGAATCAAAGGATTTACTAGAATATAACTTGTGAATCGTTTTGCATTTAACTGATAAAGTGTAACGGCATTAAAAAATGGAACACTTTGGTTATTGTTTAAACCAAATTTTCCTGCGCCGCCAGGACGACCATCCGGTAATGCAGTAGTCGGACCGGTTGAATATTTTGTATTTCCATAATCTGCTCTTACTCTATCATTGGCACCAAGTTGGTTTGAGGTCCTAACAGTTTGACCGTGCCATGTATCTCTGTAATAGTATCTAAAATAGTTAACCCACAAACTGTTAGTAACGTTACTCATGTCATCATGGAATGTTAAGTTTATAGGTTCATAGGTAATTTTTTGTTGTATTAGTGTTTTTCTGTTATACTGATTTAGTGTTTCAACTTGTATTTTAAATTTTGGTAAGTCGCATGCTTTGACAAGCATGCCTGCTTCGTATCCTCGCTTTTGTTCATTCCACTGTACTTCTGATATTGCGGCGGGATTGATCGAAAACACTACGTAATAGATCCAACTGGTTTTGGGAGCAAGGGCAAACGTGTCGTCAAGATATAATCGACTTGCATGTTGATAATCATGCATAGTACCTTGATTCGTATAACCTGAGAGATAATCAACTATGGTTGGCATATGAATATTTAGTCGTTAAAAAACCTGGAGATAAATCCAGGTTTTTGTATTTTTACTGTATAGATTAGCCTGTAGCCAATGTACCCAGTGTTCGTCCAACTGCTACGCCGATACCGATTGGGCTACCAGTAACGTCTGTCTGGATTGCGTTGTCGTAGGCGATAGATAATGTGATATCCATTGCGTCTGAAGAACTATAATCGCCTTGTTGATATTGTGCTTGTTTTACATAGCAACCTAACAATTCAAATGTTTCTAATACGTTAGGAGTATATGCACCATTACCACCGTCAAGAATTTCAATCTTTGTAGTAAATTTATAATCAATACCAGAAGCCGCAACTGCTTGTTCAAAGAAGTCAAATTGTTTCTGTAATTGCTCACCGACTAATCTGCTGACAGCACCTGTAACGTCATCGCGTACAACTAATTGAATATCTTCCCACTTGTGCTTACCAGCGTATTTTACACGACTGTTATAAACATGTAGTTCAACTTCGTCAAAACTCAAGTTAGGACGACCAACTGTTACGACCTGTTTAGTCATTTCTGAAGTAGGTTTTGATACTCCAAAATTTTCTAATGTTAC